TTCGATATAATGCACCCTATGGTGAATACTAACTTGATTTTGCACTCTTTTCCACGCACTTAGTATTGGGGGGAGAACTTTCATCAATTCTTTATCTATTATTATTTGAACAGGTTTTGGATATTGGACTGTGTTATTTCTCTTATTGCTCATTCTTCTTCACTCTCCACTTCTTCTAAAGCGTCTAATATACTTTTTGCCATCATTGTAGCCATACTTCGACTACCCATAGCAAATGCAATTTGAACAGACTTACTCTTAGCATACATTCTTAGGAAATCATTCTCATCCATGTTCTTACTTCGTAGTAGTTCTTGTATTCTTGCGTCTAATTCATTTATTGTATCTCTTAATTCATTCATATTAATTCCCCACTCGTGGTGCTCTTAACACCGTAATCTTTTCATTGGCAAAGATAACAGGTCTTTCATCATCATATAGTATAACTACCTCCGGTTCTTTACTAATAATATTAGCAATAGGTAAAGAGATTTCAACCGTAGCCTTTCTCTTTCCACCAATAGCATCTATTTCAGTTTTAACACTTTCAATATTTTTACTAGAACCTATAATCAATTTCTCACCATTCCATTCCATTCTGTAAATAGAATTACCAACTTTCTCAGCGATAGCCATAGCCTCTGATAATTCGTCTGACTCTACATCAAGTAGAGTTTTCAAGGACAAAGTATCAGTCACCATAATATCTTCTTCATTTCTAAACATTCTTTTGATTGTTCTCCTGTCGAGATTTCTAAGTTTAGACTTAAGGCGGTATATGACATTTAAATCATTATGCCTACCCAATACAGGTAAAGTTACTACACTGTTACCCGAAGCCACTTGTATTCTACCTTCATCACTCATAAAGACTACTTCGGTATCAGTAAGATATTTCTCAAGTGTTGAACCTGATAAACTAACCATACCGCTTTGAGCCTCTTCATCTGTATATCTATAAACTACATAAGTATAATTGTTGGCATTTTGGATATATACAACATTATCTTCCACTTCGATAAAAATATCGTCGGAAAGAATACTATTCTTATTCCCCATGCCTTCATTGTATTTACCCCGTAGCCTACAAATATTTATTGCTTCTTTCAATTCTTTTCCATTCATTCTAAATTTCATTTAAATTCCTCCATAATATAACATAACATAACAGCACCCCTATAACAAAAACCAATTACACTCAAAGGTCGTTTTCCTTGATTGGTGTCATACCATTCCAAGTAACTTTACCTTTGTTGTTTTCAAACAACATAAAGGTTTGACCCTCGTTGTTTGCATTGGTCTTTGACTTGAGCACCTTAGCGTGTAATTTTGTTGTATTGTTTCTTTCTTCACGGTATGTGTGAATGTGTTGAAACAACTTTGCAGTAGTAGACTTTTCCCAATCAGGCTTTTGTCCAACTACTTCAAACCCATCATGCACTTCTTTCATATGTGTAATGAAAAACTTGTGGCATTCCAATTGACAAGCGGCTTTGAAAAGCCTTTGATATTCTTGGGTTCGAGCAAACCACTGTGTCGGAACCATTTTAACTTTATCAGCCAAACGAGGGTCGCCACCTTTAATGTGATTTTGTCGTGCAATCATATTTGTTGTATCGAGCCAAGTATCAAGACCATCGAAAACAATAGCCTTTACACCTTCAACTTCAATAACTTCTTCACCAAATTCAATCTTCTTTGATTCTATTGCTTCTTTAACCATTCCCATAAAGAAACGAGCCATGTCAGCAGTAGCCAAATAATCCACTGTCATATCTTCTTTATAGACATGGGGATTATAGATGAAAACTTTATCATCACTCGACCAATGTTGCCTCCATGTAGGTTCTGCACCTTCATCAAAGTCGAGAATAAAAACCCAATGGGTTTCTTTTTCTTCATCAGTTCTACAATCAATTGCTATTCCGGTCTTTCCAGTTCCGGGGTCTCCACTAATTCCACACAGCATAAATGCCGCATTATTCTCCAACAGTCGCTTTCGCTGATTAAAGGCTTTCGCCTTAGCATTAGCAAACGCTGTTAGGTTATCTTCTTCTTTTGCACTCTTTACGAGATTACTTGCTTTTCCTTTTCCTTTCAAACTCATTCTTCTTCCTCCTTAAATTGTTCACTTAATATTTTTAGTTGTTTTTCATGCACTAAGCGTGTGAACATTTTACCGCTTTTCATGTGAAAACGAACACTGTATCTATCGTATTCGTTATCGTCTTCTTTCCATTCTATTGTTTCTACCTCTTCGAGGTCTAGTAGTATTTCATTCATTTTAATTATCATCTTTTCACCTTTTAAAGTATAGGCTTCGCACCTATTTGAATGTCATTCAGCCGCCAACATTTACACGGAAGTTAAATCAAAGCATATCTTCAATCTTATCCGAAAGCAACAACAATGTTGAAGCCCACAGACCAACGAAGATACCCAAGTTTTCATCGTAAGCGGAATAAATACCGATACTCAGTAAAATTGAGGCAACACTTGTAATTAAACCAATTTTATTATAATTCATTTAAATCACCAGTACTCCATAGATTCGCCGTCTTCCTCTACATCTTCTACAACTACACCTGTTGCAGTTCGAGCATAAACACCATACAAGTTAATTGTAACAGGGTTATATTCTCCATCGAGAGGCATTCCATTTTCATCCTTCTTTTGAGTTTGGTTTGTTCGACCAACTACTACAACATCGGAACCAACACCAAAGTTAATATCCAAATGTGAAGGAACCCAAATTGGGGTAGATTCAGGAATATCGTCTTCATCGAATCCATAATTAGCATCAACAGGTTCAACCCACATTACACGGTTTCCACTTCGCTCATTAGGAGTAAGATTCATACTCGTAACAATTCCATCAGTAACTACAAGGCGTAAACCTTGTTGTTGAGAAATTAGTTCGTGGTAAGATTCTAATTCAATCAAATCAGCAACATATTCTGCCATGTGTTCAACCAACAAGTCTTCCATAGAATCACCAGAAGTATCAATCCATCGAGGGTCTTCTTCATCAAGAACATCAATGTAATTTAAACTCTCAAGTGTTTTTCCTCGAATACCATAGATAGCGTTTCGCTCATCATTGAACAAACCAAAAATAGTAGTCCAACGGAAAGTCTCAACATTGAAGTTCTTTGCTTGGTCGTTCTTAAGTTGAAGTGTCCAAAGTTGAACATCTCCATCTTCTTTCATACCAACAAAGTGTGCTCGTAATTTAAACTCTTCTTTAGGCAAAGGCTTTCCATAGTTCTTATTAACATCACCGGATGCCCAAGACTTTACAGGGTCTACTGGAACTACCCAAGTAGTTTCATTGACTTCAATTGCAGATGCAGGAAGTTGAGGAATAATTCTCGTATCCCATTCTCCGTTTTTCTTTTGAGTCTTTTCATACCCAGCATCAGTCATTGTAACTTCTGCAATAATTTCATCATTCAAAGCCTGTGAAGAATCACTATTGTATTTACTCATCACGCTCTTTCTTTTCCATTCCATTACATCACGGGCAGGTTCAATTCCAATGAAGAATCCTGTTCCAGAATCTCCAAATCCTTTTGAGGCTGTTCGATTTGATGCAAGACGACCACGAACATAATTTCGAGTCAAAGTCAAAGCAACAAGTTGTTGTCGCTCATCCTCCAAATCGAGATTATTGCTGTTACCAATCTCTGTATATTTTTCATTCATTTCACCGACTTCAATACTTAGTCGGGTCGCTAAACTGTTCAGTTCTTTTTCTACTCTTTCAATCATATTTTCACTTTCCTTATTATTTTTTTCCTTATTTCATAAACTGTGCTGTGAACCAAGCCACAAGCACTTTAGGAGTTACACTTCTGCTTCTCCATTCCATTTCTCCTACTGCACCTACTACCTTAAACTTCTCGGTAGAAGATAATTCCATATCTAAAACACATTGTAGGAGTTTACCGCATATATCTTTTACAGTATGACCTGCAAAAACAAGTCTCTGTAAAAAGTCTAAAGCGTCGGGGTTCTTATCAAGAAGTTGTTTTAAACAATTCTTGTAAGGCCCCATGTGTTCATTCAGTAGATTATCCGGTGTTTTACCGGAATATATACACGCCTGTAATTCATTGATTGCACGACGCATATCTCCTCCACAAATATCTACAATTTTGCGGGCGTTTTCTTCTGTAAAATCTGCATTATTCTCAACAATAATATCCATTAACCTTTTTACCTGAATGTCTTCAGGTATTGGTTGAAAGAAATAATTAGCACATCTTGAACGAATTGCGTCATCAACAGCATACGGGTCATTACATGCTATGATGAAGCGAACATTTGTAGCCCGTTCCATAACTCTTTTTAATGCTCGCTGTGAATCACGAGTCATCCCTTCTAATTCATCGAGAAAACAAATCTTAAACTTGTTCCCAGATACAGAACGAGTGTTGACAAAGTTTGTAATTGTCTGCCTCACTGTTTCTAATTTACGGTCTTGACTCGCATTTATTTCCAAGAAGTCTGTTGATTTATCTTCACCTAAGAATGTATTTGCTAATACATGTGCGGCTGTTGTTTTACCAATCCCCGGAACTCCATACATAAGAACGGGTGGTAAATCACCTTTACTTATCCATGTTTCTGCATCGGCAACAAACTTATGTTGTCCAATTAAATCTCCTATCACATTCGGTCTATATTTTTCTGTCCAATTCATTCAAATCTCTCCTTACTATATTTATCGCATTTGATGGGTCAGTTGCCATCAATTCGACTATTTTTTCTTTTCCATTTATTTTAAATTTTACAACATGTAATACTGTTTCCATCATATCCGTTTCCGGAGTATTTGGGTATTTAGTATGTGAAGTAAAATTTGTAAAGTAATACGGTTTTTCTACCATTACTACTCACCTATCAAACAATCTGCTGTTAAGACATAACCCGCTACACTTACTGCCGAGCGTAGAGAAGACTTTACAACTCGAACAGGGTCAAAAATTTCTCCATTTTGTATGAACATGTTGGCATTACCGTCGTAAAAGTGTCCTTCCATGATGTCATTATCAAATTTAGAATCCATGTTAACCCCATTAATATTATAATATATCCTTTTCAAAGGAGACTTCAATGCTTCATAGAAAACCTTTTCAATACCAACACATTGTCTAATACTTCGCTCGTAAAGTTCAACACCTGCACCTCGTATAACTCCTTCAGCAATAGCCGCCCTTGTAGCATTCAAGGCATCATCAACTCTCTCTAATTTGTTTTGCATCTCTTGTTCCGACATTCCACTAATACCAATTACTGCGGCATTGCCTTGTAGTTTTCCATAGCGAACCGAGTGTTTCTTTTTATAGTAATCATTCTCAGCCATAGACTCTTCGGTTTCAATTTCATCAAGTCGTTCTAAGAGCAAATCGTCGTCACCCATAAAGCCCAAGAAGGCCGCTTTCTTAGATGAAATAATTGCCTTACTACATTGTCCATAATGACCGTTAATATCTGCAATTGACATATCTAATTCTTTGTTAATCATCTTAGCCCCTGTAAAGATAGCCAAGTCGTTTAACTTCTCGGTTTGCCAAAAAGAAATGTCTTCTGCTTGAACAATACAAGCGTTGATGTTTCCATTCACTTGATTCATTACAAAGGTGTTAAGTGCAACTGCACCGATAGAAGTGCAAAGAACAATTAAAGGTCTATTCTTAGACTTCGCATATTCAAGTGCAGGAATAAGTTGAGCAAAGTCGTTAATATCTGCATTAGAAACCATTATCAATGGTTTATCAAATGTCTTACTTTCACCAAATATTTTTGATAGAACTGGGTTAATATATCCCTTGTCACATTCAAACCCTTCAATAAAGGAAACAGTGTCCTCACCCGTAGGTGAAGGTTCAACTGAAATAACTCCATCGTATCCTATTTTTTCTACGGCTGAGTAAATTAGTTCAGCCATATTCTCATCATTGTTTGCACTGATTTTCGCTACATGGTAAATATCTCTACCCTCAATTTTTGAAGACAGATTATCCAATTCTTTACATGTTTCTTCACACAGTTTTTCAAGTTCTGTGCGAATAGCAACCCCTGTAAATCTACTTAATAAATTTTTACCGTTTTCGATTAAAGACTGGGCCATGATTGTTGAACTTGTAGTTCCATCACCGGCATTTTCCTGCGCTCTTGATGCAACTTCAATCACAAGTTTTGCACCCGCATTAGCCATTTTATCTTCAATAATAATATTTTTAGCAACCGTCACTCCATCATTAACAACCAAAGGAGGCAAGCCATCCCTTCTATCAATAATAACACTACGGGTTGCAGGGCCTAAAGTTACACCAACTGCATCAGCAACTGCATTAACCCCTTCGATTAATTTTTCTCTCGCTTCATTTCCATACAAAATAGACTTCATCCTTTCACCGCCACTACATCTTCTAATTTAATAGCAATATATTCTATTCCTTCGTCGTGAAATGTATATCCATTCTTGTAATAGACATATCTTCCAACCATATCACCAACAGGAGAATCATATACAATTCCTCCATTTTGGTTCGCATTCAATACAATACCACTATCAGTGGTAGTTCTTCTTTCATTTTTTATTAACACATAGTCATTCATTTGTTTCATATTCTCACCTCATTAATCCCCAAGCAATTACTACAAGGGTAATCACATTTACAATCGAAACGCTTATTGCGATTTTATTTGTAATGTGCAATTCGTTTGCCATTTTCTTAGTCAGTTCAATTAGAGTCTTCATGTCTTCTTTCATACTCCTTCACCGCCTCTTCTAAGTTCATCTCTTTCTCGTAACATTCACGAAGAAACTTATAGGGTAGCCTATTAAGCGTTTCCCCAGCCCATTTCGTAAATGCTATTCCTTTTCCCTTTCTCATAAATATTCCTCTAATCCTTTCATCTTTCTTTTAGTCGTTCTTCTTTTCTTTTCTTTCTTTATACCCAAAACTTTACATTCTTCAGGTAGTAATTTCTTAGCGGCCCACTTAGCATACTCGACATCCTTTACAAGATTCCGAACTAAGTAGCCATCTGTTTCCTTTAGCCCTAACTTAAGACATATAGCCGGAAACAAACTCGACGACTTTCTCTTAGGTGGGGTCATTGTTACATAACCGCCCTCCCAAGAATAAGCCAATAGCGCATAGAAATAGTCCTTCGGCCATCTATGTAGCGTTGATGCTACAAAGGTTAATTTATTATTATTAGGCATTGAGGCTGAAGCCCATGATAATATCTGCATAGGTGGTGGTTCATGCAAACGCACACCTTTGTAAAAGTCATCACGGTTTTTCATCTTAATGTAGTTACTTGTCATAGACCACATGTTATCCTCAAATGTCTTAACTTGTTCACAGTTTTTAGCGAACAAGGTCTTAATTCTTAATTGATTTCTGTTGGTTTTACCACACAGTTTAACTTGACAAGAGTTAATAATTAACTTAGGAACATCTTTCTTATTAACAGATGTAAGCACTACTTGTCTACCGGAATATATTAAATCCATAATTTTTTCCTTGTCGGCTTTGTAGTGGGCATCTTCAATAATAATACCAATCTCCATAGGCCAAGAATATACATCTTCAATTGGTATATCGTTGGCATAGCATTCTATGTATTTTGTTTTACCCATAGATGCTTTAGCATTAGTTGTCTTTCCTGTTCCCGGTTTTCCTACAAAAATCTTAGGTTTCTCTTTCTCTTCTGTCTTCTTCATTTTTAATCATCTCAAACTCATATCTACTATCATTGTTCATATGTTCACCGTTGCGAACTTTTTCCATTAAACGGATAAACTTAGTCCATCCTTTACTCTTTGTCGGCACATTCGGAGGAAAAATGTCACATATCCGTAAAATATCCATTCTCCTGCGAATTAGTATCGTATCTACTCTACGACCCCTTTCTCTTATCAACTGCCCATTTACATTCAAATGTTCTAAGGCTCTCACTAAAGATGTTATCATCTGTTTAGGAACTCTAATTGTAATATTATATCTTGGCTCCCAACCTCTGTCGTTGGAAACATTTACAATTTGAAATTTAGGAGAGGCTGAAGTTATAAGTATGCCTTGTATTTGTCCTTCTGTATATGTCATTATGGCCCACCGAGGGTATCGTATAAAACAATCTCCCACTGATGAAACTCTTTGTGTCCTTTAATAAACATTCCGGCTCTATCTTTTGGCCCTACAAATTTTTCTCCACATATGAAACAATGAACAGCAACAATTTCACTACCACGCTTGACTCCATCGTGACTTATAATATCTACAATGTTACCTTCTTCGATAGGTTCTTGGTCTAAATCATCATCCCACATGTTCTCTCATGTAATCCCTGAGAGTTTTAGACTTATTATACTTTGCATGTGAAGAAGTTTCGATTTCCTTATTATGTATTTTAACTTCCCCTTTACCCCCCATCATATTTTTTAACCTTTTATGTAAAACTTTTGCGGCTCTATCATATCTTTTTTTATCTGCATCTTTCCATGTAGGATAATTACTAAACGGCGACTTTTTATATAGTCCCATTTCATCTTCTAATACCTCCCACAAAATGCTTTCTATAAGTCTATTAATTCCTTCATCAACATTCTTTGGTGCTTCTTCATTATCATACATTTATATCACCTCAAAGGAGAAACAGTTATTTCTTCTAATGCCCATCGAAGAGTTTTCATTACTCCACGCAAGGCAGTATAGTTTCGCAAACATTCTGCATTTTGTTTTGTGTCCATTGTCCGTGAATGAAAACGGTCTCTCCAATATTTTGCTTCTTCTTCTGCTTCTAATAACATTGCTTTTAATTCTTCTTCACTTCTCATAATCATTTCTCCTTGTAATTGGGATGATTTTTCGGCAATCTATGTAGGCGGCGTTCACACATATTTGTCATATATTGCGCCACACTTGCTACTGATTGACTAAATCTTTTTTCCGCCACATCATCATTTGTAGGAACCATGTCATACTTAACACGCTCAATTGCTTCAGCAATAACTGAAGAATCGAGTAGTGCTTGTAGTATTTCATATTCACCGTGAGTCACTGTCTTTATTCTCGACATTATCTTCACCCCATAATGCGTGTGTAAATCCTAAAGTATAATTTTTAATCAATAACAACTTTCTCTGCAAAGCCTGTTGGCTTGACTTTTCAGCCATATCAATAGCCTCATCTAATTGCGCTACTAAATTATTCAGCATTCCAATCACCAAACTCTTCTGCTGTCATTTCATGTTCTCTTGAAATTACTTCTTCATCCACACTTCTGTTATCCAACATTGATAGATATGCTAATCGAACATCTGTTGCTCGTAAGCGTGAATTATTACCACGCTTTTGTGCTTCATAGTTCGACAAGTTAACCAATGCTTCAATCAGTTGTTTCGCTCTTTCTTGAAATTCAATTGCCGCATCTGTTGTGACACCACGCTTTCCTTTCCACATTCTCATTATTTCTCTAATACTAACCATTTTTTCAGTCCTCCTTCTTTATAAAAGTGTTTTGTTTCAGCAGTTTGGATATTAATACATATCCACATTGAACCTATTAGACTGCTAATCTCCAATACTTCCCAATTCTTTTTGAGAATACCCAATGTTTTCATAATCATTCCGGAACCATAAATTGTATTATAGTCCTTAGAAAGGATGGGCAAGTTATCATGCACATATTGTATAATATGTGGCTGTTGAATACTCGCCCAAACCTCCCCACTTATTTCAAAAAATCCTGTTCCATTACATACGATACATTTGTTTCCCTCGCATACGGGACACTCAATTTCCCTAACTCCGAAAGTAGGAAACCTTATAACTCGAAGGCTTCTCGGTCTACTATCTTCGTCATTCTTTCCCCTTCTGTTGTTTTCTCCCATATCATATGCTCTCCTTTTCCAATGACAATTGCTTCTTGGTTAATCGGTCTCCAGTTACGCAAAGTTCTATTATCTGTTCCAGACCAAAAGGCATAACCAAATGGGTGAGTATGAATCCAACATCGGATAGGAATACTCATTCCTGAAACATTTACTCCTCCGTAATCTACATAACCCGGACTTCCACTATTCATAAATAGTTTTCCTTTACGGTCTACAATAACTGATATTTCAAGACCCGGAAGTATATTTGTTGAAGCATCCCAAATAGCATCAAGGAATCTTCGGTCACGAGGAACATCTTCACCCTTTCTTAGTAAGTGTTCCCAAACCATACTGATTTCTTTTTGCCAGACTTCAGGTGCAATATCTGTATGTTGGATATTTAAAGGCCCTTTAGGTTCTGTTCCACGAAAGAAAGAACCCATTACTCCACCTTCATACTTGGGTGTAATTTTAGCACCATAAGTTTGTAAGGTTTCTTGAACCCATTCATCTTCATTTTCTTCACGGATAACTGCTACAACTTCATAACGATTGTTAAGAACTAACTCGTCAATGTATTCGCCGTCTGTTTGTGGTTCCCAAGTCTCGTAGAATAAATCTACCATATCATCAGTAACTTCTTCTTCATGTCCAATTATTTCTTCTCTTACTATTTTATCCATTAATCATCGCCTCCGTAATCATCGTCTTTCTTTTTATTAGGAACTTTTTTTACTATCTTGTTGTATTCCCTTTCTATCTTTCTAAGTTGTCTTCGTAGTAACCACTTTCTCATGCGCTCACCTGTATATGTTTTGGTGTAAAGTCTCCAGCAAAATGTCTTTGAACCCATTGAGCACCGTAACCGGCAACTGCCACATGAGTAAAGTGAACACCTTGATTACTTTTATCCCATGAGTCACCTTGACAAGAAAAAGAACCTTCAGGCCCTGCTGTCAAGGTTGAGTAAAGTTTAGGGTCTTCATCAGAACTAATTAGTAATCCTGCTCTACCCTGTGCTCTTAAATCAAGCCAAGTAATATCAGACTTATACATCATCTTTCTTACATCTAAATTATCTGCACAGCAAATAACTAAATCGTATCCAGAAATTTGTTGAGGCGTCAATACCTTAAAAGGCTGAGGGTCAAAGTTAAATCTTTGCGATAGTGCTTCTGCTTTATTCACACCCACATCATCATATTCAAAGTTTTGATAAGTCAAGTTTTTTGTCTCCACAACATCAGGGTCATAAACCGTAATATCATACATCGCTACTCGGTCAAGTAGTGGTAATAAGAATGAACCAATTCCACCGCATCCGATAATCATTATTTTATTTTTCATATATATCTCTCCATTTTTTTTACATGTCGCCATACGGTATTTTCACTTACATGAAACATTCTTGCTACCTTACCGTATGACAAGTCGGTAGCCAAATATATGCAAGACATTAGAACTTCTCTTGTTAGTTCCATTTGCTCACCAATATTCGTAATCATTTCCTTTGCATTTATTTTTTGTTTATCACAGAATTCATGCGCTTCTTCAATAGAATATACTAAATCTATATGAAAAACATTCTGTAATCTTGCCACCACTGTTTTAGCCCGTCTTGTTTTAATCCCCATGAATCGGCCCAACTTTGCCAAGTTAAGCCACTTATTATTTAGAAACACTACGGCGACAGCGAGTTCCGACAAATTATAATTACCCTTCAGAAGGGCAACATAAGATGAACGGAACATTCTTTTTATACTCTCGGTTTTCTCTATCTCAAACTCACTACAAAGTATTGATAATTCTACTAAGTTTCTATCTACTTCTACCCCACTATTTGTTTCAATGATTCTTGTAGCAGAAATTAACCCACAACTATCACAAACATGCAAGTCAATAGATTTATTTATACTCTGGCGACTTTTGCAGTAAAGACACGGCATCCCAATCAACCCTAAATCCCGGTTTATATCTTTCATATCCACGAAGAGTAGAAATTTGATTACAACTGTGAATATCATTTAACAAAGCCATAGACCGAGCAGCGAATTGGTCTCCAAGAGAAACTCCGCTATGTGCTTGGTCTATACAAATTGGCCCTATAGCGAAAAAATATTTATTACTTGTTTTACAAGTCCAAATACTATTGCTATTCGCAATGTCTGGAATTGAGTAATTATCACTTTTGCTAGTGCATCTAAAAGTTCCGTTTGAGTTTTGAATCTTTCTGTAATTAGTCATAGATATGAGAGCGTATGTTGAAACATCTTGTCGCCCTCTTTTATAACCTCTATCTACTACTACCCAATCTAATATTTTACCTCTTACAGCCATAGCCTGTTTCGCAACCCATTTACCATCACTCTCTTCAACATTCATTTTAACCTCAAATATCTTACCCTTGAATCGCTCAGTTAAATCTTTGAACAATTCCATACTACGCTTCTCGACTAAAGAAGACTTACGGTTCTGTTCTAAGAAAGCATATACGACTTGAACTTGACTATCAGTTAAAAATTCTCCCCGTGACTCGTAATGTAGTTCTTCAGGACTTATACCGAGGTATTTATTTTTATTACCCCTGCACGAATTGATAAAAGATTTGATTTTATTATCCTTGAAGTCACACCAAAGACCCTCATAAAGTTCAATGGCTGAAGTTTCCTTCGATGTCTTTTCCAGATTCAATAATGTTACTACCTTTTCACCTTTGTTATAAAAGGTATATTCAATTTTATTTACAATTGCAGAAGAAATAGTGGGGTCAGTAACGACTGCCAAATCAATAACCTTATCCATTTTTTCTTGAGATTTACAAATATTTAGTCTCATCAAAATTGCCGGAATAATACCATTGAGTCTTGCTTTTGTTACCATGTGTCCATTGATGTAGTATTTTTTTTCAAACTGTTGTATAATTACATTACAATATTCATTCATAAAACACACTACATTTTTTCTGTTTAAGGCATTATTCAAAATCTTAATGGATGTTTTAGCAAAGTAATTAATTGATTGGTCGTTTCCAGTTCTTACCGTATGGTCGTTACTTCCCCGCCTTCTTCTATTATAATAATTATATGCTGATTCCTTATGTGTGCTAACTGTAGCGTAAAAACTAGTCAACTGTTGTTGTTGTTGATAAATAGTTACATTGAATAAGGATGAATCGCATTCTTCTAGTATTTTTGTCAAATTTTTAATTTTATTCGTCATCTAAAAACGCCTCGTCTGCCTGTTTAAATCTTATCTGTTCCTGCAAGAATCCATCACATAGTTCAGTAAGTTTATCTTGCATTTGTTGTGCCATCCCCGGAATTGCATTCCTCATTAATCCTAACCAAATCCTATGATATTGGTTAATATATAATATAGGATGTAGGCCATCACTGTCCATAGCAATAGTAATTGGGGGAAGTTCGGCATCATCTACAATGTGAAATTCGATTCTCATACTTTATCCCCCAAGTCTTTCAGGTATTCCAAATGAGGCTTTCTCAATGTTTGTCTGCTTACCATTACATGAGGGAATTGAGTGTAAAGCACAGGCAATACCTCAAGTAACTTCTTTTCGTCTTCGTATGTCTTTGTCCAGACTGAACCGTTTGATTTAAAACTTGTCACTCTAAAAATTATATTTTCATTTTCCATATTCTCATCTCCTTAATTTTTTTATATTCATATTTGTGTTGGTTATTTTTTAAATACATGGCTACCTGCATTATAGTAGGTATTATTCTTCTTCTTACCCCGTCATGTGTGGGTAAGTCAATTATTGCTGATACTATCTCTTTGTTGCTACGAGGTTTTCCATCCTCCATAACTTTATCAATTGGAGATAATACTATTACATTTTTATTATATCTCACAAACTCCACCTGCACAAGCAATTTCTCCCTTAAGGTCTGTATTGTCCTCAAGTTCAGTTATTTGTGTGAGGTCTACCTTATTCAAGGTTCCTACAAGTTCATTGTATATGTCTTCAGTGATTGTTTCAAACGGTGCTTGTTTGTATGTTCCGCCGTCGTAAGGTAGAACGGAAAGTCCGTTATAATATTCTCGATTATTCCACATCCATTCTCCTACAAAATCCCATTCTCCTTCTCGAAGTGAAACCGTAGCAGAAACATTATGAGTGTTAATACCATCAACATGACCGCTACGAACCCAAGTCTTTGAGAACAAACGGATTCTTTCAAGAAGCGAAAGTGCCGACTCTTTACGAGTTGTAGAACCTTCGGGTGCTTTTTGAGGAATACTAATTACCGCTGTATCATGCGGAGAGAAGTATTCATCTTCAACAAGTTGAGGGTGTTCATTAGCAAGATAAGAATAAATTGCCTCGTTCTTCCCAACACGAATGCGTCGAATATAAAAATCATCATGCCATGCGTGAATACCTGAAGAAGTTCCCAAAACTAAGGAAGTAGTTCCAGCGGGCTTGATGCAAGTCAACCTTGATGCAGGTTTTATTCCAATTTTTTCTGCAAATATTATATTAGTTTTCTTGATAATTTCTGTCCCATACGCTAATAAAGTTTCAGGATTTACACCAAGTTTTTCATAAGTATTTGAAGCAATTCCTGTCATACTTACACCTAAAAGTGCGTCTTTTTCTGTAGCCTTCCTCCAACAATCTCTCAAATAATGAAAGTCAGAATAACCAGCCTGAAGAGTTCCCAAGAGTGCGGCGGCTTCACATCGACCATAAAAATCTAATTCCGAATCTACTGATGAAGCGTTGATTTCTGTAAGATTACAGAATTGATAAGGTCTCAATGCTATTTCACAGCAAGGATTCGTTCCCCAATCTTTGTCATTACTAAAGTAAATCCCCGGTTCTCCTGCCCCAGATTCCTGAATTCGTTTCCACAGTTCTAAAAAGAACGGCTTTGTTACACGGTTACGAATTAAAACTGCTGAATTGTTTGCTCTCCCTCGTTGAGGATTTTGTTCCCACCATGTTCCACTTTTACATGAAATCATATCTTTATCGTCAGCACTAAATAATGAAATTAATGCGGCCCTACGAATACCACCTGCAAGAACTGAGTCTGCAATATGGCACATCATGTCGTGGACTTCAATAGGTTTCAATGAATAACCATCAGTTTTTGACAACAAAAGATTCTCAATTTTAACTAAACATTCACGCAAAGGTGCAGGGCCGGGGGCTTTTCCACCACTTGTAACTAATAGAGCACCCTTAATTCTAATATCCGAGTAATCAAATACAGGCGTGCTTAGGTTTTGCCCCATGTAAGCCTTTATTAGAATCTTAACTGCATCTGCCCAACCTTCAATAGAATCACTGACTAAATACCGTCGCTTTTTCTCAGGATTTGGTTTTCGGATTTCAGGCAACTTTTCAACATGATGTCTTTGAACAGAATATCCAACTCCAGTTCCACCCAGTAGCAAAAACATTGCTTCGGAAAAACATTCCAAAGAATCAACAGGCATATACGCACAGTTGTAAATACGGTTTGGTGAAATTTCAATTGACTTTCCACCGAATTGTAGGCTACGCATTGAGGGTAATACTTTCTTCTTCAACACATAGTTTTCGTATAGTTTTCGTATATCTCCCTCAAGATGAGGGTAATGCTGAATGTGCATATTCATGTTCCTCATACATAATTCTACCCAAGTTTCCCTTCGTAAAAGGTCTTTTTGATACTTTGCATACTTCATGTGAACTGTAATGTCGCTTAAAATGTCTGTTTCTCTACTCATTATTATCTCTCCTTTCTTCTACTTTATCAATCTTTAGTTGCCATATTTTGACACTACGGGGTTGTCCTAAACCGTTTTTTGCTCTTTCTTCTCCTACTGAAATAAATGGCCCTTTACCAAGAACATTTACAAGTGCTTGCATAGGTATTCCTTGTCTTGTATTTTCGTTAATCCAATAGTAAATGTCTAATGTGTTTGCTTCACCATCGGACATTTTAATGTATTCCACAATGTTACTAATGTTTCTCAAATGGTTATTATTACCCACCCTCTGTCGAGTAGGTCTTTCTTCGTAATTTAATCTTTGATTTTTCATATTAATCACCTCAAAAATAAGTGGCGGGGGTGGGATTTGAACCCACGAAGCAATACGCACCGGAATTTAAGCCCGGCCCCTTTGACCGTACTTGGGAACCCCGCCCTTATTTTTAATTATTCTTTTACCTCTTGACAATTACATTCAGTTAAATTTACAGGTGCTTTACCAACACCCAAACGATAGCAACCGAAATCCATTCTGTCAAACTTTTTACAACCCTTGTCATTTTCACACTGATAACGGAAAACAGGAACATCTGGTCTTGAACATGAACAAAGTTGCCTTTGACAATTAGCCCACGGTTCTTTTAGTTTTAGACGCTCACCAGTTACAATCAGAACGCTTTTCTTATCTTTACTCACAAATTTATTATATTTCATCATATTATATTCCTCCAAATTTCTTGTTTTATATCCTTTTTAATGGCAATATATCTCCATTCGTCGGCATAAGTTTCGTTGATAGTATTATCAACATGTAGGTTGCCGCATTCACACATTTTATATCCCCAAAGTGACTTAGTTAAAATCAAAACTGTGTCACATTTAAAGCATTTTATCATCATATTTCTTCCTCCCATTTTTTCCATTCGTGGTTTAAATCATTTTCACTGTCCAGTAAATCGTCATCTTGCCTTTTTAATACACCCATTGCTTCACCAAGAAGAAGAAACCATTCCATTTCATCACTATCGAAAGTGTCGGACTTATCTAATACTTCCGGCAACATATCAATGTATATTTCTTCTATGGCTACTTGTAGGCTTGGGTATTCCATCATAGACTTGAAGGAAGCAATTGCCCCCTCTTTCTCTTCTATCTTTTGAAGTCGAGCCACCATTCGGTGATTTCTTCTAAAGACAATTACTGCTTTGGGCATATCAAGAATCATTCTTAGAGACCAGTGCATCGAATTCCTCCTTTCTTTTATTGTAGATAATTTGGTGTATGTATTTTTTCTCATGATGTCTCATAGTATGTTTTAGACGACCAATATAGTGAGATAAAGCACAAATAGTTTCGTAGTTTAATAAAAATACTTTCATTAATTCAGGAGTGTTAATGTAAAAATAACTATTTGCAGTTACAGTAACACCCAAGTATTGCCGTATCCTTTTATTATTATCCCATACACACGGGTAAATACTATTACCGCTTCCTTCATTTTCATCAATCAAAATAGCCACTATCTCAGGCCAGTATTCCATTTTCCAAGTTCTTTTACTCATAAAATCCTCTCATAGTTATAAAAAAAAATCGGGTTTTAAGCAGACCCGAAACTGCACTTACTATACCCGCAAGTTGGGTAATTGCTATACCTGCAATTTAGGTTGGTAACAGAAGATTACCTATTCAATAGCAACCTCCAACAATTGCTTGAGTTAGCACTACATCTGTAATGTCTTCTGCATTAATGTTCGCAATTTCATCGTGTGAAACCAATTCGCCGTTAATATAAGCCCAGTGTGTCGGGTGGTCTAAAATCTGCTGAATTGCTTCTTCGCTCGATAGTTCTAATTCTGTGTGTCCTGTTTGATTTAAAATTGTTACTTTTACCATATTTATTCCTCCAATGTTCCATTTTCTGTTACCTTATTGCCGTTACTAATTCTCTCGCTAACGACTTTGCGAGTTTTCTTCTTTGTGCTTGCTATTCTTGCGTCTGAAATGATGCCGATAGCATGGAGAGAATCAATCATCCCCATGTATGTTTCCATCGCTGTTTCCAATTGAGCCTGTTGTTCTGCATCGAGCCAAAGACCACCCGTTGCTTTCTTCAACATTTTCTCAATATCTGCTTGGTCTATAAGACCCATTTTCATCATTCCATCCAATTGTTCCATATATCCTTTTTCATTCATATTTCTTCCTCCTTTATTTCCCATAGGTTAACTGCGTATTTGACTCCAGTTTCTCCTGTGAGTGTAACCTTATCAACCTTTCTAATTTTAGGGTCAGCCTTCAAAACCATTCCTAAACTTCTTGCTGATTTTACCCCACCATTTGCTGAGGTTTTTTTCTCGATATGTTCGAGTATTTCCTGTGTAGTAGCCGGGCCATTTTCTACTAAATATTTTCTTGCCCACTTACGAATTCTTACTTGAGCCATTTCATCCCCTCATTGAGTGAACTTTTTTGTTCTGTAACTTAGCACATTCTTCATGGTAGCCCAGTTTGATTTCGTCGGGGTGCAAAAGTGACCCTCCGCATATTACGCAGTTTGTATGTATTCCATTCATTCTTCATCTCTCCTTAGTGTGTGGTCGGCATAGTAGCCTTCACGGTATATTTGTTTTGCCAAGCCTGAAAAACAAGGCTTACAGAAGTGTGTAGCAAGACTACCACCTCCAGTCCAATCATACAAAGTCTTACCTTTCAATGAGTGAACTTCGAGTATATTAAGTCTACCTTCAGTAAGAATTACCTCTGCTAAACTATCACATATGTGACATTGAGGCACATTACTCATCTTCCATCTCCTCCGTTGCACCGTAGGGAAGTTTCTCAGAATTTAGGTTTCTGTGAAATAATTCTGATAAAACCATTACAAAAATTGTGTAAATTGTCACACCAATTATTGTAAAAATCATCCGAAAATCACCTCACCAAATAGAGCATATTGTAGGAAAATATCTGCTGTTGAAGCATCGTAATTTTCTGTAACTAAATCTTGGTAATCTCCATGACAATTTATATCCATTATTTCAATCGCATTGAAAAGATTTTGCACTGCAAGGAATTTGACCCCAGAAGGTGTATCTATCTCAAGTTCATGCCCTTTGAAATTTTCAGTGTTTAAGACAAATGGCACTTGATGAAACCATCTCCAATTACCTATTGTATTATCAAACTCAGTAGCAAATAAAGAATGTAGTGACATAGTTTTCTCACTGACCTTTACCTTTCCAATCCAATAATTACTACCACCTTCAAATGCTGTGACAAGCCAATCCCACATCATCCTTTCTGTAATTGTATCACCGTTTATGGTTACTGTCTTTCTATCTCTCATTGTTTCCCCACCAAGTAATGTCTACTTTCTCGCACATTTCATGTGTTCTTTCAATCTCTTCCACTGTCAAATCGTCTGATGTATCAAGTGCCGCCTTAATCAAAGCCTTTACAGCAATATCATATGCTTCATCCATATCAACATCAAGCATTAGGGCAATCTTCATAGCGTCTTGCATTGATATTTTATTTTCCAAAAAGTCTTTCAAATAATCATTCATTCTCGCCACCACACTTACATCTTGACTGTAATGCTCGCCATGCGTCTACATAGTAGACATTACTACTATCTTCATACCAAGTATCTACGCCGCATTCACATCTCATTTTTCTCTTCATTCTTCTTCACCTTCGCATGTTTTACAATGTATTTTTGTTTCAAATTCTGGCCTATGAACCATAGGTCTTCGGCATTTGATAGCCGTCTTCATTCCTGCTAATTGAAAAGCCTCACGGGTTTCCATGAATACTTCTCTATGGTAGTCTCCCATTCTATCCCATAGTTCTATTCGACATGTCTCTTCACCTTCTATTTCTGTATAAAAGATACAGTTTCTGTAGCGAATATAAAATTCCCTACCATCAATTAATTTTCCTTCTATTTGGGTGGGGGCTACCCCGCTTGTTATTTCATAATTTTTTATTATCATTTTCGTTCACCTAATGTTACCTTAAAACTTTCACTACAACCACGACAAACGAAAGACCAAACATTCGGTGCTCTTTCATAATTTATGAACGCTACCCGCCATCCGTCTTCGCAGTTTTTCTTACATTTTATATTTTTTATTTTAGCCATTCTGGTTTTCCTCCTTTTCTGTATTTAGCAAATCTTAGTTTTTCTCCGCAGTAGTAATTACGATACGCCTGTATTGTATCATCGCACTTGTATTCATCGGGCATACACTGTGGGGGTTCTCTCCAACCTGAACCTAAATCTTCAGGTGGTTTATCAATAACTCCTATAAATCGTGCTGAACCATGAGGTTTCTTTGGTTCATATCGTCTATTGTATTCTTTTACCATCTCGCAATACAATTCGTAGTGCCAAAGATACTGCTCATTTGTTTCTCTTGTCCATATTGTTGAAGGGTGATTGATATGTGCTGGTTTGAAAAGACCCAAGTTAGCCACATCTCTTGCTTTCTGCGCCGTGTTTGCTTTGCACCAATGAACTGAGCACAACATTTGTGCTGTTTCTGTAATCATTTTTACGATGTGTTTGTCGCATAATTCTCGTGCAGAAGTCTGCGGGTTTCCTAGATAAAATATGTTCATTTTGCTCACCTTTTTATTTTTTTTTCATTTTCGTTTTTCCGGGGGTTGTGGTTTGTTAGAGAAAAGTTAATTTCCATAGTTGAAAGTTAGATTGTGATAGATATAGGTCATATTGACCGACATTCTCACCATGAGACATATGAGAATGACAAAGTGTGGGAGATAATCGCCATATCTCATACATTTCCAAGCACATTCTCATATTCTCACTTTCTCATGCGGGTTGCCTTACACATATAGATATAAGTAATACACTTTGATATATATATTTGTAGAAGTAAAGATAATTGAATAAGAATAGTATGATAATACTGAGAATATGAGAATACACTTAACATTGTATGTCTAAATCCCATTATCTCATACATAGTGTTGTCTCATGGTTGTCTCACATGAGAATGTCATGCGAAATGAAATAGAAAGTATGAAGTAAATAAATCATATTATTACATTTAATTCAAAGTGTTTTTTAGGGTTGGAGTTTCTTGTGATTGTTAAGAAACATTGGTAAAGTGCTTGCATATGATTCAATTGCAGTATTGAGGATGGCTGAATCGCTTATAAAGCCGATGTGAAATCCGGTGTGTTTTGAAGCAGTAGGTGTAAAAATTACACTCGGTGTAGCCAGCAACACCTAATTGTATTATTTAGTAATTATTATCTTTTTACTTACCATATGGTTTTATCTACGGTGCAATAAAGAGTATAGAATAATTCCCTATCCCAGAGTTTTATTATCTGCGGAATCTGACCCGCCCTCAAACCTCCCATTCCATATGGTTGCGGTATCGTTAATTTGTTTAGTAGCAACCTTGAAAAAAGGGGGCTTCCCACCCCTCCTAAGAAGGGTGAGAAGCGGCACACCTTCTCATTTAGAGAAAGTGGGGGGCATAGGACTCAATTTTGAGCCTTATTCGTCATCTTCGGAAAAAATCACTTTGATTCCGCCTTGATTTGAGCCTTGATAGCCTCTTCGACCTTTTCGCCAAGTGTTTCAAGGTTGCGTGTGCGAGGGATGCTCAATTCGGGGTAAAGAGTGAAGATTTCATTTAATGAATCAACAATTTTTACCTTTGTAGCCATTTGAGCCTCATTCAAGGTAACTCTCATTGATGTTCCCTTGATATAGGTGTTCAAAGTCTCAAGTCGGCGTTGAAGTCGAGGACTTTCATCCAATGGCACTATTCGACCAAGTAATTTTCGGACATCCTCAATATCCTCTTCATCCGTTGCAGTTTCAAGCCATTTTACGGCCTTCGCAGTCATCTTTATTTTATCATGTTGCATGTGTATATCTCCTACCCTTTGGGCATAGTTATTTTAATCATTGAGAGGTATAAGGTGCTAAACAAATTAACGCTTACCATATGGTTGCGTAGCAAAATAAATCAGAAAGGTTTGTTAACAAGAAAGGGTGGTTCGAGGGTGGGTCATATGAATTGTTAACAAAATTTTCTTTTTTATGTCCTTTTTCTTCCGTCAGGTTGCGGAACTAATACCTTCTATTGGACTTTCAGCCCTACTGCTCAAAAAATATATTCAATCCAATATATTCCTTTCGCTCAACATAGAAAGTATTATGTTTCCTTACCATATGGTTCAAAAATAAGGGTGGTTCGAGGGTGGGTAAAGATTTTTGGCGGATGCGGAAACCTTAAGCGGTCTTACGGGTAGAGATATATATTCTTTCCAGTCGAAGCAGTATTGCTCATTGAATACTGCTCACTCCTTTCTCTCATTATTATTTTACTACCATATGGTAGGCGATAGCACACTACCTCGGTAGGGGGTGTAAAATTGTTCAACGAAGATGACGAGTAACCCTCACCTTACTAAATTTTACTTACCATATGGTAGGCGTAAGCGTAATCTACCGGGGCAGGTGAAAAAATTGTTTAACGAAGAAGACGAATAACGCCATACTTCATTTTTTCTTACCATATGGTTCTATTGGGTGTGCATGAGGGTGGGCTAAAATAGAATAAACGGAGTTTAGTCCTTAGACATAAGCAAGGCATATATATTCCACGAGTACAGAACATTTGACTTACGAATGTTCTGTTACTCATTACATTATTATTACCATATGGTAAGGAATGATTTGCTGGAAACCTTATATTATATTCGTCATACAACAAACATACCCAAAGGGGGTTTTGAAATATGTCGAAAAAAAATATAGATGACAATGATTGGAATGCTTGGGTTGCAGATGTGCGAACATTTGTTTCTCAAGATATGGATGTGGTGTTGAGCGCAACTCAACAAATGACTGAAGCAAAAGGCGAGGATTTTGATGCTGGTTTCTTTAAGGAAGACTGGGCCGATATTATCGAAAACATCGAAAAAGGTGACAAGCGAGCAAGTCGAAGAACTGATTTTAAGTCGAATATCTTGAACTCAGGGAGAGAAATGGCTAATTGGCCTAAGCGTCAAGGTGGCGGAATCTCTCTACCTGCTTATCAAGTTGCGGTTTTGAACGAAGGACAAGTTATTTTGAATGAAGCATATACTGCTTTTTGGAATGTTCTTGAATCAAATGAGGCTACACATCTTGAAATGACTCGTTCTTCCGCTAAGAATGGTGACGGTCAAGAATACGGAAACCTTGAAAACTTTTTGAAGGCTCGCATTGGTTCTCGAATTGCTGGACTTAAAGGTGACATCAGAAACGGCACTTGGGCCGATGCTGATAATGCTAAAAAGTTCTCTTTGGCTTCTAAACTTCTCCGGCCTTATACGCCTAAAGAAGAAGTTGCCGTTGAAGAAGAAGTTGTTGAAGAGGCTTCCGAATGAAGCATTTCTTTCACTTCTTTGAAGATGACGAAGAATGATTTTTAATCATTCGGGGAATTGACGGGTTAAAGAAAAGAACTCGCTGTGTTGAGAAAACAATGCAGGGCAAAACAAATCGGAGTTACGGATTCTCCTTAAAAATCCACCTTTTTTAACCTGCGGTCTATCATACAAATTACTTTGATACCATATGGTAAGGTATCGAACCTGAGATTCAACACACTTCGTTGTTCCTCAAAGACGCTACGCTATTTCTGAAATACCTCTTTTAAGAGAACACTTTACCCACCCACATACCGCCCGAATTATCTTAAAAGAGATTTAAGAAATCTTTAAGAAATCTTGAACCATATGGTAAGGATAATTTGTATAATACCTTATATCTATTAGATATTAAATATAATCATGTTTTGGAAAAAGCGAGAACCGAAGTTTGTAATTAAAGTAAAACAGAACCGATATGAGAAGTTCATTATTGATGAACTCCGTGTGAGTGCTGATAGTCAAGAAGAGTTGGAAAAAGAACTCATTCTTGCACTAAAACAAATCTCTCAACAATTACAGGAGATGAACGCATGATAAGAATTGGCCCAATTGCACCTTTAGTAAAAGGGTATGTTGAAAAGCCTTATACTAATTGTAAATGGTGTGAAACAAAACTTGACCCAAATCAACATATGATGTATTATTGCGATACCGCTTGTTTTCATAAACAAAATATAACAGGTGGAATGATACAAACCGTTTATGTGCCAAAGGAGGAGGAAGAATGAAATACCCAGAAAAATTTGTAATGGTTGATTTAATTAAAATGGACTTAGAAGAACTTTCTGCTTTAGCAGATGCTCTTTGGGAAGATTGGCAAAGAGTAGATATGGCTTTTAAAGTTGTTAAAGAGATGGACAAGCAAACAAAAGAGGCGAGCGAAGAATGAGAGAAATTACAAGACAGGCAATACAGGCATTTACCTATAACCGAAACTTCAAGAAAAGCAATACTAAAGTTAAGTATTCATGTAGAGAGAATTATCCCTCTTCATGGAAGTGTGAATTGTTTCTTCATGGTAATTTGATTGCTTACAAGGATTGTCATGGTTTCTTTATTTCATCCGCTGGATGGCAAACCGTAACTACAAAAGAAAGACTAAATGGTTTCGACAATGTGGATATTTATCAAAAAAACTTTCGTTGGATTCTCAACGGTCAAAGTTGGAATGGTAAATGGCAACAAATACAGTGAGTTGGTGGAGGGTGGAAGCGGCAGAAAACAGGTAGGACTGTTTAACGCCAATATGCTTATGCTTAGTGTATGAAATATGAATTTAATAGGAATATTCTTAGTGATTCCCTAAAAGAACTAAGACAAGCGGGTGAAAAGCCCGTTCCTACTCCCTTAAAAGAGATAGCGGGTTTATCCAGTAAAAATACTCAATTGCTTAATTGGCTTCGTTTTTGTTTAACTTTTGTTTTTCAGGATTAAAGATGGCGGCTGTGAAAAGTCGGTCTTAAAGTGTTTTCCCGTTATTTCTTTTGTTTTTTTTATCTGAGGTCTTTCTACAAATTATTATTACCATATGGTAGGGCTTGGCTATGACAAATAAAGGTATAGCCGAAATTGCCCACCTCACCTATATAAAAGGTATAGGCTTTTATTTTCAGAACTCTAAACCTTCTTACCCACCCTCGTTCCAACCCAATGTTTAGAATTCTGGAAAATAAAAACCATCTATTTCATAGAACCATATGGTTCATGCGTTAGCAGAATATGAATCGCAGGAGGTGTGAAAGTGTTTAACGATGAAGACGAGTGAACTTCACTAACTTTCCTTACCATATGGTTCACTTTGGGAATTTTTTTAATTAAAAAACATTAAATACAAAAAGCCCATCATAATAATCATGGAAGAATTTATGAAAAAGGCCATGCGCCAACATAAAAATACCTTATATTTGCCCTCAATGTGGGCTATGATGGAAGAAATAGATAGAATGCTTTGGATTTGGGAACAATTTGACCAACTTTGGCGCAATTCTTACCCCCCACCGATGAAAAACAAGAAACAATTGGGCATTTTACTCTCAGAACTACATAAAAGTCGTCAAAACTGCAAAAGTTTATATAGACATTGTGAATTAGACTTTAATAGTTGGAGTGCGCTACAAGATTTACCTTTGGAAAGTCTCGTAGTTCGCCAAACAGGGAATACAACAAAAGAAGATAAAGAATAATAACTTATTTAAAGGTAATAATAATAACTTATTTAAAGATAAAGAATAATAACTTATTTTAAAGGGAGATAATAATAATGTTAAAAATAAACTTTCGCTGGGAATGGAATAAAAAAGAAAAATTTTTTTTCGCTAGTCCCAAAAAAATTCCCGGCCATTTTTTCAATAAGGCGGTGTAATAATGGGTTGGCAAGATAGACTAAGAAAGGATATTGTTTCTCACACCGCATTAACAACAGGTGTTGAACCAAAGGGTGCTTTTAAAATAGACGAAAGCCGTATAGTAGAGATTATAGGAAACTACTTGGAAGAATTTCGTAGAGAAATAACACCTTATCACGCATGGAAAACTATGGTGACAGAATATGTTAAGACTCTCACGCCAGAAATAACTGAAATAATTAATCGAAGTCCAAACACTACAATAAAACAAGCGATAAAGGAAGTTCACACAAACAAAAGATGGGCAAAGTTTGTTTGGAAATACCAAACTACTGATAAGGTAAAAAGATTGACGAGGAGGAAGGAGTAGTGGCTTGGAGAGATATATTAAAGAATAGAAGTCACGATACGGCTCAAGAGATACTAATTTCCTTTCGAGAATTTACACCAATACGAGAAATAACTAAAGAGGAAGAAGAACGAGTTCTTTCATCTATGTATTACAACACTAGGCCCCTTGTTTATAAAAGAACTTTAGAATTTATGAAACCCATTAATGAAATTAAGAGAGAGGGTTTAAATTTTGTTTTTAATTTCGATATAGAGGGAGTGCCTTTTGAATTTAAAATGCCGTTTTTATCTGGGTCAAGTCCAGCAATAAGAGGTATTGGTGAAAGGGCAACAGATACATTCCCAGAAATGAAGTCAACTGGAATGCGTTTTTGTGTAAAAACTAATAGAGAAATTACAAATGGAGATTTTATGGTAACACTTGCTCTCGCAAGTAAAAATAACCAATTACCTACAATTCTTACTCTTCCCGCATATGTAGAAAGACACATGCCGGAAACTGAAATGAGCAAAATCGGCAGCCGGGGATATAGTCTTGCAACTATTTACGATTCAAATGAACACAGTTATAAGGACACACTTTTAGAACGAATATGGGAACATGTAGAAGGTCTTGGTGACGACTGGCCCTATATAGATAATAATGATGGTGAAATACCATTGAATATTTTAAATGACGAGTTAAAGGAATACATACCTGAAGAATTATTAGGAAGATGGTAATATGACTTGGAAACGCCTATTAAAATCATATGCTAGAGAGGAAAAAAATTTTATTAAACTTTTGAATGAACAGGGATTTACCTGCCAAATTTACAAGTATGTTGGAAAAGACTACTCTTCGTTGACAGAAGTAAAAACAGGTAGGCAAATTGCATCTGTAATACCCCCGTTAAGACGCACATTGGAAACTGGGCAAAGAAAGGATGAACTCGAAAAATGGATTGATACCTTTACACGCTCTATGGAATTTGTATCAAGCATAGTAGATTCTAACAGTGAAATAGTTTGGGAAAAAAATAATGTTTCTGTTACAGGAACTTCAGGTAAGGGGTATAATATAAAAACAACGGAAATGCAAGGTGATGAGTGCTACTTAGTTACAACGCAAAAAGAAGATTTTAAGATTTGCATTGTATTAAGTGAAGTGTTATCAGCGGGAGATAATTTAGGAGGGCTAATTCTTACACTACTTGATGATAAAAGTAGTTCGGAGCATATTGAAGGGATATATGATTATTTGAATGAAAACACATATATTGAATGTCCGTTTGATGAGGAAAAAATTAAAGTAGATACAGAATCCCGTGAAGGTAAATGTCCTAATTGTCAGGCAAGTTATAATATAGATATAGAAGATATTTCATTTGAACCCAATTTTAGAGTAGATAGTGAATTTTATGTAGACCCCATAAATACAGATAAATTTAGACTAGGTAGACTTTCACATTACAGTATTACATATGATAAAAAATCTGAATTATTTTATACATCATCATCCTTTGAAGTCGACCCTCACCGTTATAATTCTGATTGGGTAAAACCGGATGACTGGAATTTTTCAGAAGATGTTGTGACTAAGCAAAGAGGGATAGCATTTAAAGTAGGTGAACCACCCTTTTTTATTGCTATGAATGCAAATCCTCTTGTTGATGTTCGCTTTGGTATGTCGGAGGCGAAAGTATTTGGTGATGTGACTCTATATAAAGACGGCATGGAATTAACCAGTAGAGGGATAGCAAAAATTGTAAAGAAAGAAACTGGGTATGAGGGGGTTAAGTTTATAAAAACCCTATTTGATTTTTTGGTAGATTACCCCCATTATTATACAGGATATAAATTTCCATTTATTTTAGGGTTTGAAGAAACTGAGCATAAAAATGTATTTAAAACTAAATTTGGAACTTTAGAAATAATTTTACAACCAGATAATACCCACACGGTAAAAAATGTAGCCAATCCAGATACATATGAATTTTATAAAAGTCAGAAGAACTTAAGTAGTATTGCCATTCTTGATAATAATATGAAGTGGACAGAATATCTAAAAAAGTCTTCTACCGACAGCATGGAAAATTGGGAAATTGCTCTAAAAAGTTTTATCGAAGAAGGTAAAAAAATAGGCGTTCCTTTGTCAGTAATGAAAATACTACAATTGGCAAAAGAAGCAACTACTTCACAAAGCGAAGGTTTTGAGACATTACACCGCCCTACATTCAGTGAAGAGGAGGAAGAAGAAGATGTTTGAATGGGATAAACCTGCCGCCTTACAACTTATAGCAAATTATAAAAAATTTTGGGGGCCAAGTAAAAATGCTGAATATGGCATTACCGGAAAACCCGATGCCAATACTGGAAAGGCAAACGCTAAGTCAGTATATCAAACAGTTATGAATCACGGAAAACAAACAATAGGTCGAGGGGTCAAGGGATTTATTGGTGCAGGTGACATTCTCCTCGATTTGATTGAAATTATAGATGAACCTATAATGTTAGAAGAACACATATTAGATATAAAAAAACTAATAGATGACTTGGGGGCATTAGAAAAGAACCCAAAAAGAAATCCACAGAATATACTTTTTAGAACAATGATAGATTTTAAAGAACCAAAGGGTGATGAAAAACCTGAAATTAAAAGAGGTTTTTCGAGAGGACATTTTTTAACTCCCGCCTATTGGAATTATCGCACATGGAATTCTAAACAAACTGGACAGGAATTTTCAAGTGTGAATCCTAAAGGTAAAAATTGGTCTGTTGAAGGCGAAACTGAAAATACAGTTCCGTTGGGTAAAGCAAAGCCCCCACTATGGCAAGCAATTTTTGGCCCTGAAAATAGCCTAAGAGTTTTAGTAGCGAGTGTCATAGAATTAATTGATAAGCAAAAAGCACCCCCTGTTGTTAATTTATCAGTAAATGCTAATTTAGGTGCTAAGACTGGCGCAGTTCAAATGGCTACAATTACAGGGCTTAACAAAGCAATACGAGAAGTTATGGCCGATGGAAGTATTTACGCAAGAGGAACTAAAATCGCAGTAAAGGATAGACTTAACCAAGCAATCGGTAGAAAGACCTTTACTATTAATCAGTCCGATTTAAAGATACTTGTTGAAAATTGCACTGTTAAAATTGATGGTGAAAAAATTGAAATTGACGAAGTGGTGAATTATGAAACAATTAACAGTGTGTCTCTTAAGTTTCCAGCAAATAACAAGACTCTAAATAAAATTGTTCGTGAAGTTATGGGTGAAGAAATGAATACATACAAGGTTCCGAACAGCACTCAAAGTGATGGTATTACGCTCAAGCAACTCGATGCTATGACAGTATTTAGTAATTTAATGAAGGTGATGAAATGAATAATAGTGTAGGGCCTGAAAACGAAAGCGGTTCGTGGTGGAGTGTAATTAAGGCATACGAAGATTTACAAGATGAAAGTTATAAGGCCGCATACCTTGTGGTTGAAGAAATTATAAACTCTATCGGTAATGAAGAAATCTCGGATTTATTAACAGAAATGTTGGATATTTGGGATGGAGATAACTTAAGAGTTCATGCTGCGGGTAAGGAAATAATATCGGGCGGAACTCAATCTGTAGGTTATGCTCAAGAAAATAGATTAACTCCTGCACAGAAAACAAGAATGGATGAATTAGAGGAAAGAGTGAAAAGGGGAACTATTACCGGAGTAGATAATGTAGAATATGAAAAATTAGTGTCTTTAGCAGGTTTCGCGCTACAAAAACCCCAATCAGCCGGACTAATTTCATTTAGTGTAAGAACTCCGAATTCAGTATATGCGACTGAACCTACAATGATTTTTTTTGATAAAGAGGGTGATGATAAGTTTTCATCCACCACCATAGCGCAGTTTATTAAAGATTTAAATGAGGTGATAGAAAATGCGTAAAATTCGTAAATCTTGCCCTCTCTGTAATCATCCGGATAGGGATAACATAGAAGTAGAAATTCTTGAAGGTCGCATGGAAGCATCAGGTTTAGACCGAGAAGAAGGTTGGAGAGCAGGAACTACAAGAAAGCATATGCAACAACATTTGAATGCTTATCACGATAATTCAAACGATAAGTGTTCTTTATGTGTTGCTCCAAACAGAAAAGATTTAGAAGCCGCAATTGTAGACGGACATATGAAACCGAGCAAGGTTGCAGAATATTTAGATGTCGGTGTTGATTCAATTAACTTACATATGAAGAAACATCTCAAACCTATCGTTCAACAATCGGCGGCATTAGATGTAGCCCGTGTAGAACTGAATGAAATTGACCTACTTTCGCAAAATGTTTCAATGTTGCAGGGTAAGATTCAACAATTTATCATAGATAATGACGAATTAGACTTCAAAACCGTGGATTCTTTGGTAAAACTTAGTAAAGAAATTCGTGAGTCGCTAAAGTATGCACTGGAATTTAAGGGCAAATTAGTACATAAGCGAGAAGAAACTGTGGTAATTCAGCAGATTGAAGTCATACAAAAGGTTCTTATAGAAAGATACCCCGAAGTATGGACTGAGATACGCGATGATATAGCGGAGAGATTAGCATGAATTGGAAAAATATACTAAAAAATAAACCCTTTTACGGGGATAAAGAATGCCCAAGATGCGGTTCAAAAATGATGACTACTTTTCCTAATAAAGCGGCTTCACTAACAGGTAAAGACGAAGTTTCATATTGTACTAAATGTGGATATACTGAAGATGAAGGCACAGAATCAATAGATAGTCCAAGATAAGGAGAGATTAGCATGAAGTGGGAAAAAATATTAAAATTAGATTTATCGGAAGCCAGCAAATTAACACAAGAATATCTTCCTGAAGAAATGGGTACTTTAGAAGATAAACTTAGAATAACAATAAAAAATAGTAAGGAGAGAAAAAAGATGAGAGAAGAAAATAAAAATATGGTATTGGGTAAGATTGCCAATGGTATAAGATATTTAGAATCTCTCGGTGAATTTCCGCAAAAAAAGCGGTTTATGAAAAGATACAAATTCCTTGAAAGGAAGGTAAGATTAAGCAAACCGTGGACATATAATACAGAGGTTCCAAAATATACCTTTAGCGGCCATCTTCATTCATTTACAACTAAGATTAAAGACCCATATAACCACTTCCTCGCTCCTGTTTTATTTGAACTGTTCAGGATGGAAAAAGATGTTAGAGTTAACTACGCCTCACATATGGCATAAGGAGAAATTAGCATGAGTTGGTGGAATATAATTAAGAATTCAGATATGGAATTACATGCTGTTTTTTTTCAATACCAATTAACACAAGATAATTTAGCGGCATACGAGGTTAAAAACCTTAACGAAAAAGAAAAAAACTTTTTTAAGGAAATACTTGGTAAAAAACCAGCATTTCATTATCTTCTTATCGCACCTATAAATAATAACAAAATCACAGTTAATGAAATGTCAGAAGAAAGAATTAACGATTTACAGGAATCACTCAGTTCTATGTCTGGTATGATTAATCTAAGTAATCAACAAAAATTAGATTTAGTAAGGATGCGACCAAACACATATTGTTTAGTTGAGGTTATGGGCGACTACGACGAATCTACTCGAATAGAATATGTTTTAGGAAGTAAGTTAATATTCGACCGAGCGGTAGATGCTTTGGAAAATTCAAAACAACAGGTTAAAGAAATGGGGAGTTGAATAGATGAAATGGGAAGAACAATTAAGAAAAGCACCCTTTGGTAGGTTTAGGAGAAATAAAAAACCTAAACAGGCACAGCAACCACAGCAACCTATTGAACCTAAATGCCGTAATAAATTAAAATCTTTTACTAAAATTAGAATAAATAGATTTACTAAACAAGATATGGATGAAAAGAAAATGGATGAAATGCCTGAAGAAACAGCGTGTAAAATTTTAGAATTTATTAATACCCAACAACTTGATTTTAATATCGGTAGTGATGTAGTTGGCACTAATGTTAGAATGAGCGTTAGTGAATTTGAAAACAAGACATACCCTTCTCAAAGTAAAAGCACCTACATTGACGAGTATGAGATTTATTTAACTTTATCTGTAGAAGATGCTCAAAAATATAATGTAAGGGGGTCGGAAAGAATGTCTGAACTCGCCCACCCTTTTGTTAGTTTTATTACTGAAATTACAGCCCCTGATAATACTACGATATTTAATATATTTGCTAAAAAAATGCAAATGGGTGAAAATATAGATTGGAGGAAAATGTAATGAATTGGGAAAATCAAATAAAAAAAGCACCTTTTGGTAGGTTTAGAAGAAATAAACAACCCGAATCCCCAACACAAGAAGAAGAAACTATCCATAATATCAAAATGTTATACACTACAGAAGTAAGTAATGAAATAGATAAAATGCCTCATGGTAAAACCCCACAAGGGCTGGAAAGGGCCTCAAATATTTTACAAGAATTAACTACCATTAATGAAATAAGAACAACTTTAAACAAATACGCTTATAGATTCTATGAACCTTATCAATGGGAATATTATACGGTTGAACCTGCTAAAAAGGCTTTACAGTATTTAAACGAGAATTAAAAATAAGGGAGGTAAGTAGATGACATGGCAAAATATTCTTAAACTCGATTGGCGTGAAATGCTCGATTCTTATATAACCGAAGATAGTTTATTTGAAAACATTTATAAATACCTTACAGATAGTCTTGGTTATAACGCCCCGTCAAAAGACGAAGTTATTGACTACTTGGAAGAAAACTACGAGAGACATAAACTATGGGCAAACTTATGGAGTGAGAAAAAATGACATGGACAGACTTAATTAAAGAAAAAGACCTCTTCGCCTATCAAAAATTAGGTATCGAAAAGGGTGTTAAAAAAACAGGCGTTTGCCCAAGATGTAAAAAAAGTGTTGTAAAGTTTAACATGTGTCCTATGAACTTACCCCCTCTACCAATTAAACCTAATTGCCCTATGAAGATTGAAGAGGGGGATTAACTTGTGGTTCGATACATTGCGTAAGAAAAGTAAGTCTCGACGCAAAAAAGGTAGTAAGCAGTATAAGAAAAAGAAATCCAAGACCAAGAAAGACGCTTGTTATCGCAAGGTAAAAAGTCGTTATAAAAAATGGCCTTCCGCATATGCTTCTGGTGCTTTAGTTCAATGTCGTAAAAAGGGTGCGGCTAATTGGGGCAATTCAAAAAAGAAGTGATATAATGTGGCAATACATACTCAAGGAAGAATCCAAATGGATGAACAGTCTTTCTGCGAGTAAGCAAAAATTACTTGATTCCAAACCTTCCTTTGAAGTGGACATTCCTGAATTGTCATTTCCTGATAACGAAGAGGAACTTCCAAAGGTTTTAAAAATTATGGAAAGTCAAGACTTAGATAAAAAAACCATTGAAAATTTAGATAAGAATAATCATAAAATGTTAGTTGATGTTGTTGGTGAAAAAATTTCGGATTGGGAAGATTTCATTGAAGATGTAGACATTCATACTATAAGACTTAAAATGAAATATGGTAGAAATCGACCATATGAAATTTCAGATAAAATTAAATCTATAACAACAACAGACGATACACCTTCTTTCCCAAGCGGCCATGCTATTGAAGCACATGCGCTGGCTAAAGTTCTCGGTGAAAAATATCCCGATAAGAAAAAAGAACTTAACTCTTTGGCTGAAAAAATTTCTCTCTCCCGTGTTCAAATGGGTAATCATTATCCGAGTGATATAGAAGCAGGTAAAAAGGTAGGACTTATGCTTGCCGATGCGTATTTAGATATTTCTAAATCTTGGGAAGATATTTTACAAAGTGGCGATAACTTTAAGAGAGAGAAGTCCGAAGGCTTACATGGGTGGTTCTCTCGACGGGGTGGAAAAGAAGGTAAAGGAAAGAAAACACAGGGAGGATGGATTGACTGTTCTTCATGTGGAAAGAAAAACGGCCCTAAACCTTGTGGTAGAAAAGATGCTTCAAAGGGTAGAAAGAGAAGATGCCGCCCTACTTGTGCGGCTTGTAAAACTTACAAACGGAGGAAAGGAAAATGAGTTGGGAAGATATACTAAAGACTAAAGAATCAGACCGTGAGATTGAAGAAAAAATTCTTGCAGAAATTAAAAAAGAAGGCGGTGCTTTGGGTATGAAGAATCTAAAAAGTATTGCCGACCGTAAAACTCTAAAAAGAATTATTAACGATTTAGTTAGAAAAAAGAAAATTTACATTCACACCGATGGCGACATCTATACACATAAACCAGAAAGCAAAAGAAGGGGGCCATTTACAGCATGATTTGGCAAGACGGTTTAAGAAAAAAACAAACTAAGTTTGGCCTACAAAGAACTTTGGATGGAAAAAATATCGCAGATATTAACCCAATAGAAGAAATAGTAGCCGAAAGAAAAAAGGCTAATAAGTCGTTAGCCGAAAGAAAAAAGCGTGAAGCCGAAAGATTAGCAGTAGCAAATCGTAAAGGGCAAACAACCCTTGAAAAAGAAAACGAGTGCGTTAATGATAGCGACCTGCGAATTGATAGGTTTGAAGAATTAATTGAAATCTGTAAGAACCTAATAACGCTAATTAAACAATCCGATGTCTCAACTACTCGTGATTTTAGGGTAGAAATAGCAGAAGCCTACAACACATTATCAGGCACATATAATGAAATATACATGGATATGTTTTGTTTTAAAAATCAATTAGATAACGAATAACTATAAATACCAAATCCCTCTAAGATATAAATAGGGATTCATATGAGTACAGAAGATAAAATAGAAGATGCCGCTGATATTGCTGAAGACATTGTAGAATTGGCAGAAGATTTGGGGCTTATTTCCGAAGGCCAAGAGGCAAAATATAAGGCTTTAATTCAAAAGGCATTACCAAAAGTAATAATTGTTTTAGGTGGAATTTTGGGAATTTACATGTTGCTTAAGTGATAGCCATGCAATACCTGAATATAGATGAAGTCCGTAGGGGATTAAATCCTCGGCGGGGTAAAGAACCTTCTACTAAGTATTTAGATAATTTAAAAGAAATTAGTCCTACAAACCTAAGAAGGTTTGAAAGAGAAATTATTATTGACGAGGATAAGTCTTTTGCTGAAATGATTAAACAGCGGGGAAGAAACCCTAAGAAGATTAAAGCCTTAGCCCAGCCTACTTATGACAGACTTTATCCTATTGTGTTTTCTAAAATATTAGAACGCAAGTATAGCGAAACAGAAACCTTTGCAGACAAAATGCAGGGAGACCCCTTGAGATGGATTGAGAGTAACATTCAATCTATTTATGAAGAATTTCTTAAAGGTAACCCCCTTGCGCTAATCTACTCTATGATAACTGCTCGTGAATTGAAGGCGGCTGAAGTTGGCGGCACTGTTGATAAAGTAAATAACGAAATGAAAAGAATTATAACTAAAATTAATCCCAATAATGAAGCATATGCAAAATTAGACAAATCTCTCATAGAAGAATTTTCCACTAAATTTTTAACCCAATTAAATAATATTCACACCGAACCTGAAGATACGGAACAACAATTTTCTAATCGCCAAGCGAGAGAAATTATATTAACTAAAAATAAAACTGATTTTGAATCTATCATTAAGATATTCAATCATATGATTAACAGGTCTGATACAAACCTACAAGGCCCTTTTGCAGATTTTATAAAAAATGGTAAAAATCTTGAATCGAAGGCGGCTTGGGCAAAAAGAATAATTCTATTAGGAGATTCACCTACACCTGCTGTAATTGAATCATTGACTTCCAATTTACTTACATTTAAGACATCTCAAAAAACCCGTATCGGAACAGGTTTAGATTTAAAAAATAACCGAAGAATACCCGAATGGGCTTCATCAGAATATAAGCGACAACTTGGAATGGTGGGTGAAAATCAAAAAATCTTTGCAGTCGCAGGGGTCACTGTTGCCCGAAGAGACAAAGAGACAAATAAACTTGTAATTGACGCAGGGGCTAAGAAAGAAGCAGAAGACGCCCTTATAGCAAATACTAAAAAAGCAAATTCTACTGAACGCCAAAGTTTTAATAAATGGATTGAAAACGAAGGTCTTAAAAATATCACACAAGTAGACCTTCCATCTCAATTCAATGATTTAAGATTTATGAAATTATTAACTTCTTATTACACGCAAGAAAATCCAACGCCGTTTGCAATACCACAAAATTATTCTCCCGTATTTATGGAGGGTGAAGGCGATTTAGTGAGAGCCAAAGGTGAGCAATTTTTAAATTTAATTTCCTTCGCAAGCAAATTCGGAGCAGAAGGTTTGGAAGAAATTAATTTTGTATTAAGTGAAATTCAAGAAATAATAGAAGACCAATCAATAAGAGCGTTAAGTCGAGAAGCCGAAGAATTAGAAACTCAAATCAGAGAAGCAGTAGAAAAAATACTAATACCAATTGTTGAAGGTGTTACTACGGAATTACTAAATTGGATAAAAAGTATTTCATTTGATGAAATAAAAAGCAAGAGCAATTACTTAACAGTCTCGGTTAATAAACAAAATCTTGACCCGTGGGATTTCTTAAAAACATTAAGTCCTTCCGCTTTAAGAGAATTTATACCATTACAGGAAGAAGGTGATTAAAATGCAAATAGTAAGTGAAGATGAATATTTAAGAATGTTAGATAATTTTATACAAGAGCATCCATCATACTCAAATATTTACGAGTTAGCAGGAACAGTAGCACCGAAAGATAGTGAAAAGAACCCCAAAGCGAGAAAGGTAACGGTTGATTTTTACACATCATTATCTAAAAAAGCAAAAACGGCTGGTTTCAATTTACCTAAAGAACTTTTAGATGTTTTAATTTTATTGGATATAGCCAGCGGTTCCCCTACAATTCTAATAGGTAATACCGAAGTTTATAAAAATAGGAGTGTTAATTTATTATCATATTCCGCCGCTGAAAAAATGTCAAAAGTTTTACAGATGGGCGAAGACCTTAAAGGGTTAACATTAGTTTCAGTAGATGATAGTGAGATTACTGATGTTATGCAAGAACTTAATGTTCCAGAAATTACAAATAAATATCCGAGTGTTGGGCGATTTTTTAATATTATAATTAGTGCTATGGAGGGGGAAGACGAAGAGGTTGAACTAAAACCTACTAAGGATTTATCAGGCATCGTAGATTTATTTAGAAAATATGATATAAAAAATTCTGATGATAGAATCAAAATCTATGAATATTGGGATGAAACACAAAGCGTTTTTAATTCGTTAGGTAATGACACTTTTCCATTCCCAGAAGAAGTGTCATATGATTCAGCACTAAATATTACATTTGCTGATAAAGAGTTTCAGGAAGAATTGTTAGGGTATAAAGAACTTGAAGATTTTAATAAAGTAAGATTGTCTATTATAAAAAAACTTACAGGTAGGGGTGGAATTAAATTGCCTAACTTTACTGTAACATATAAAGGTGAAATTTCTATGACCCAATATGAAGACAAGGTGACATTGATTAAATTAGCCAGTGATTTCTTACAAGCAAAAACTGGAGACACAAGAGAATATCAAGAACTATTTACAAGGGGTAGTGGTGAGACTTCGCAACGGGAAGAACTTAATATTAAAGATACTGATACAGGTTCACAAACCACTACGACAACTTCAGTAGACCCCACACAACAATTTGGTGAAGTGGCGAATCGAAAAATCAATAATGTTAAAAAAATAGGAGACCCCTTAGCCTTACTTTCGGCTTTTAAAAAGGGTGGTTTTTTTATTGATTGGAAATTGGCCGATGGAATTAAAGATAAAATTAAATCAGAAATGACTGAACAATTAACTAATGTGAGACAAGAGATAATTCAAAGTAGGGTAGAAGCCATTGATGCTTTTGCAGATGAATTGATAAGCGATTTCACTGAAAGAGAATCATATACATTTGCGATTATAGATGATACTAAAAATAAAACATTTCTCAGTCGTTTAAATCACAAGCAACTTGTATTATCATACTATGAGTTAGAATTAAAGGATAATTTATTAGTATTTACTAAGAAAGATATTCCTTTTGATAACTATTTTAAATATGTAGACACTATCAATGAGATGGTAAAAAATACTATGAAAGTAATTAATGATATTAAAAATATTATACCAGAATCTATGTATAATATCAATGCCCCAAGAGGGGCAAGATTAAGAGGTTCAGGTCAAACGGCATATACAAGAGGGGGTAGTTATCCTTCTACGGCTGGAAAGTTTGCAGAATCAAAACCTGAAAAAAAATACCAAGATTTTATATTTATCTATGATGAATTAATTAAACTTGTAAATGCTTACTACTACGAAACATTAGACCCAAGATTTTTCTTCCATAGTGATGCACCTGAATTCACTAAAGACTCTAATTATAAGAAAATTATTTCACTGTCCACTAAGTCGAGAAAAAGCGTTCTTGCTGGAATGAAAAGAAGTATGGTTAAAAGAAAAAATATTAATTTAGATAAAAAAGATTTAGATACACTTGCTAATTTTTTCGAGAAACTAAAATACTACGGACAATTAGGCCCAGCGGAAATGATTGAAGTATTTCAGGAAGTAGAACCAATTTTTAATAACTTATATTTAGCCGACTTAGTTTTAGATGAAGGGCAAAGCAAAAGAGGGGTAGTTACCAAAATTACATCAGACATTCGCAATTCATTAGGTAAATTTATTTTTGACTTATTAAAATCCAGTGGTAATCTTATAGAAGGTGTGGAGTATGAAGGGAAACCTATAAAAGAATATGAAAATGAACAATTTACTCTAGGTAATCTTCGCTTATTTGATGTTCTTGAAGACCCCGATTTTGAGCAATACGCATTAGATAATAAAATGGAAACCTCACTTAAAGACCTCATAAGAGAAATGAATGATAGCCCCTTGACAATTAAAAGAGAATTGACGGATAAGGATGCTATGTATAAAGCATACATTGAGGCATTAGATTTACTAAAGGATGATAAAGACCAAATGATTTACAAGGCATTTTTACAAACAGATAATGTTGAGCATGTCGAATACGCATTAGATTTAATTGCTAAGGAAGATAAAATTGATTTATATGCTCGTGACATCGAGGGTATTGTAGAATCTAATGATTCATTTAATACACTGTCTTATCTATTTGGGGTTAGCCCTGATATAATCTACAAGGTAAAGGGGCTATTCAGATGAAGAAGGCTTGGGGAATATTAAAGAGTCCTCGTATATCTGATAGGGCTAAAAAATTAACTGATAAAATTATGGCAGACGGTGAAGAAAGAAGTGTCAGAATGATATTAGATTTAATGTGGGATGATGTTGAGAGGAGAAAGGTTTCTGGGGATGATACAATCCCTACAACAGGAGAACTTCAATATTATTTGTCAAAAAATAAAGAATATATAAGTAGAAGAATTCGTTTTCCTACAAAACAAATTACAGTTTATGAAAGGGTGATACCATGAACGGATTTTGGGAAATACTAAAGCGTGTGGATATTCGCAATGCTGAGGAATACGAGAGAGCGTCTTCGGATGATAGAAGAAAATGGCATAATAGCCAGAGAGCGGCTTACTACCAAAGATTAAAGGTATTACAACGAACTTATAATGTCACCAATGAAGAATCACCGATGTATAAAGAAATGGTAGAATTACAGGAATTGTATAGGTTTCATGTGAGGCAAGAAGGTAGAATAAGGAGGGGGAACCAGAAGGATTTCTATTCCTTAGAATTAGAAACTAATAGAAGAAAACATAAAGGCAATGTCACTCCACAAGGCAATCCTATGCTATACACGGAACTGTCACAAGATGTTTATGAAACATTATCGGATAATGAAAAGTCCAAATATCATAGGGGTATGCACCATAAAACAGATGGAGAAGAAAAATTATTTCATGGTAGAATGTATGGGCGGCTTCAAACCAAAAATCAACACCCTACCTTTGCTTCCTTAAAACATGGTGGAAAATCTATGCTTGGAATAACAATTACAAGAGAAGAATATGAAAATATGTCAAATGAAGATAAGAGAAAATATCATTCTAGGATGCAATCAAAAGCAAGAAGAGGTGGTGATAAAGATTTAAAAACTTTTCACGGCAGACAAAAAGCCAGATTAGAAAGAAATTATAACCTACCAAATTATTTTTCAATGGAGGATGAATAATGGACTTACTTACAGAAATGGATATGAAAGCCTCCGATGGTAATTTTGAATATTTCTTTACAAAAATTCTCGGAATGGAAATGGCAGACTTTC